TAGTGACTCAGATGGTTATACAAATATAAATTAACGTGGGAGATAAAAGATGACAACACGAAATGAAGTACGTAGTAATACAAGTCGAGAAGCGAATACAAGAGAAGAAGAGTGGACCTTTGAGGAGACGGATGCCCTCAAAATACCTGATGAGGTAGAAGCAAGGTTTGGTAATGATGGAATGTCATTACGATGGCTACGCATATCTGTAAAGGGACAAGATGATATCTCTAATATTGGAAAGAAACAACAACAGGGTTGGGTATTTGTCACTCCTGATGAGGTTCCTGAACTTGCAATTACATCCTTCGTAAGGAAAGAAGGTCGTTACACGGGTACAGTCTGTCGTGGAGACTTAGCGTTGGCGAAGTTGCCAACTGGAAAAGTAATGGCTAGAAGGAAGCACTATGAGAATAAGTCTAATCAAATGATGGATGCAGTAAATGCACAACTCATGAAAGGAAATAACTCTCGTATGCCGATAACAAATTCAAGTAAATCAGTAACAACAAAAGGAAGGCAACCGTCTTTTCAAGACTAAGCTTTCTTTATAACTTAGGAGAAACACATGTCTACTACTAAAGCATTTCGTGGCTTTACTCCTGCTCGTATGAAAGGTGGAGGTTACAACAATGAAGCTGTAACTGACACTATTGCTTGGTCATCTACTGGCCTTGCAGGTACACCAACTAACAACATTTTTACTGGTGATCCAATAGTCTTGCCGGGTGCAAACTTTGCAACTATCTCACCATTTATTGCTGCAACTCTAAAGCCTTCAGGGGTTTTCATGGGTTGTCAGTATGTTGAAAATGGAGAACAAAAATTCTCACGTTATTGGACGGGTGGAACTAGTGCCTCAGATATTAAGTTTTTCGTGATTACTAATCCCGATCAAACTTATCATATTCAATGTTCACTAACACTTTCGGCTGCTGAAGCTCTAATTATACGTAACTATAATGTTACAGTTAGTTCAACAGCTTCTTCAGGAAGCACTACAACTGGTCAATCCAGTTACTACTTAATGGCCTCTTCAGGTGCAGAAACAGAACTTGCTGCACGGGTTATTGGTAGAGCGCAATTCCCTGACGAAAGTGATAGTGACGCATATCCAATCGTGGAAGTTTATCTCAATACACACCGTGACAATTATGTTACGGCAACAGCATCTACTGCTTAATAGGAAGGATTTATTATGGCTATAAATAGAGCTAGTATAAGTAAAGAACTCCTTCCCGGCTTAAACGCTGTTTTTGGATTGGAGTATGGAGAGGTTAACGATGAACATAAACCTCTTTTCGAAGTAGAAAACTCAGATCGTGCTTTTGAAGAAGAAGTACTATTCACTGGATTTGGCTCTGCGCCAACTAAAGGTGAAGGTGCTGCTGTCAGTTATGATGACGCACAAGAGAGTTACGTAGCCCGTTACACGGCTGAGACTGTAGCATTGGCATTTGCCATTACAGAAGAAGCAATGGAAGACAATCTTTATGATACGTTTGCCAAGCTTCGTGCTAGAGGTCTTGCTCGTGCAATGGCTAACACTAAGCAGGTAAAAGCTGCTAACCTATTCAATAATGGTTTTGCTACCGTTATTGGTGATGGTCAGCCTTTCTTCTCTGCTGCACACCCAACCATAGCTGCTGGAGGACAGAGCAACTTAGCTGCTGCCGCTGACCTTTCAGAAGCTACACTTGAAACCATTCTTACGAATATTCAGAAGATTTCTGATGACCGTGGTATCTTAATTGGTGCAAGTGCAAAAAGTCTACATATCCCAGTTGATTCATGGGCTATTGCAGATCGTATTATGTCTAGTCCCGGTAACACTCAAACGAGTGAACTACAGGCTAACCCAAATACGAATGCAATTAACGCCATTCGTCACCTTGGTATGTTACCAGATGGTTACTACATCAACCGTAGGTTCACAGACACTGACTCTTACTTTGTCAAGACTGATGTACCTAATGGTGCTAAGATGTTTAATCGTACTCCACTTCAGACTAAGATGGAGCCTGACTTCGATACAGGCAATCTCCGTTTTAAAGCACGGGAGCGTTATAGCTTTGGTGTTTCTGATTGGCGTGGTTACTTCGGTAGCGCAGGTTAATTAATATATGAGGGAGAGGTGCAAACCCTTTCCCTCATTATTATAAGGAGAAGATATGAGTACAAATATTAAAGTAGCTACTAATGCAAGTATTAACGGAGATGTTAAAACTGTATTTAAATATGTAGATACTAACCTAACTTTAGGTAATAACAATGAAGATGTAGATGGTAACTCACTTGGCAGTCCAACAGTAACAAGACTCTTAGCTATACATACCTACTCTACACTAGCAGGTGGTATAGACATTACTGGTGCAAGACAGATCACAAATAAAACTGCAAAAGGATCAGCTATACGTTATCGTGTAGGAGCTTTAGATTCTAATGATATGTATATAGGAGAATTAGGAGTACCTGCTTACGGTGTAGTTTCGTGTAGCACTTCAGGTACTGGAGCTATGCTTCCCCACATTACTTTATATGTAGGTTAGTATGCCGAATTACTCTTACTTAAAGACAGACTTAATCAACACAACTGAGAATGACTCTACTGAGTTTGCTTCTCAAGTTTCTGCTATAGTATATAAGACAGAACTACGTATGGTTAAAGATCTTGATGATGCTGGATTAACAGAATACACTAATATTTCTGTGTCGTCTGGTAATGCAGGAACTGTATCTTTAAACGATAGAGTAAGAATTGTTCGTAATGTAAACTACAAAGTAAGCACAGGAACAACAGTTACAAACCTTCTTCAAAGGACAGTAGAGTATGTGAATGACTACTGGCCTGTAAGTGCATCTACAGGAACGCCTAGATACTACACAAGGCGTAACAACTCAAGTATAAAAATAGTACCTACCCCAGTTTCAGCACTTACAGTTGAGATACAAACACAGTCATTGCCACTTGCTTTAGCTTCTGCTACAGGTACAAGTGTAACTATAAGTAATTACTTTAGTGAATATTGTTATACGGCTCTCTTTGCAGGATGCATGGTAGAGTCAACAATGTATATGAAAGATTGGACTACCCTTCCAGTATGGCAAGGGGAATATCAAAATGCCATATCAACATTACGNAATCAAGCGAGAAGGACTCGACAAGATGATATGGCTGTAGCTGCATCTCCTGCTGGTGCGCCTGATCCAGTAGTACAGGGAGCAAGTTAATGAGTGATAAAAAAATAAAAATACCCAGTAGAAAGGGAAAAGTAACTACTACTGAGGAAATACGAAGAATGAGAAATAAAAATATTGTTCCTGATATGCGAGCAATGAGAACTAGAAAAGGATCAAGAAATTCTGATGGTAAGCTGTATCTTAATTCTTTTCATCCTTCTGTAACAAAAAATGAATTAAAAAGATTTAACAAAATGTTTTCACAAGGAACTGGTGCTGGTTCTGCATCTAATACTTTAAGTGAAAGGCAAGAACATAATGCTTATTNTATGATGAAAAAAAAATTCGTTAATCCTAAAGATGGTTCACCTGATAATCTTACAAATAAGGAAATTAAAGATATAATATATCGTAAAGGCCAAACAGGAGTACGTGTAAATCCTGTTCCTAAAAAAATAACATCAGCAAAACAAAAAACTATAAATCAAGCAGCACCTGTAATTAAAAGAATTGTAGAAGGTAACAAACCTAAAGTTAAATTTACATCTAAACCAGAAAAACCTTTATCACCTGCAGCCAAAAAGAAACAAATAAAAAAACAGTCTAAAAAATACGGTGGTAAAATTAAAAATCGTAACATGGGTGGAGTTATAGGTGGTGGATTAGGTAGTCAAAACGTAGTTGATTATCTATATAAGTATGATAGTTAATGGTTAGTCGATCAAGCGTTAGTCAAGAAATTATGAAACCTAATGTTAAACGTAAAAGAGGCGGTAAACTTAATATAAAGAAAGCTATTAAGAAACCTGGAGCGTTACGTAAGTCTTTAGGTGTTAAAAAAGGAGAGACTATCTCAGCTTCTAAGTTAGATAAAGCTGCTAAGTCTAAAGGTAAATTAGGAAAGAGAGCAAGATTTGCTAAACTTTTAAAAAAATTAAAGAAGAAAGGAAAGAAATCATGAGAGGACCGATAGCACAAATTCCTACTCCAGTAGATTTGGATAAGGTACTTGGTAGACCAACAGGACAGGGCTTCGGTGCTGCTCGTAAAGGACCAAGCGTACAAGGACCGATAGAAGCTGTAAGTGATGAGAAGTATGTAAACAGTACATCTTTTAAAGTAGATAGTATTAAGACTATAGGCAACTACGGTCAAACGGGGGATTAGTCATGGTTGATAAAGTTGATGAATATGATCCTACAAAAAAATCTGGTAGGTTACGACCTCAGAGTAAGACTACACTTAAACAACGTATGGCTAAAGCAACTGAGTATTCTGACTTAGATCCTAAATTAAGACGTAAAATAAAAGAAAATAATTTAAGAGAGAAATATAATTCTCTTAGTGATACTCAGAAAAAAAGTTTGCAAGGTATTAAAACAGCAGCAGAAGTTGCAAGTTATTTTTTACCAGGAGGAGCATTACGATTAGCTGTGCCTATAGTACGAGGAATACAAGCAGCTAAGACAGGTTTTAAAGTTGGTAAGAACACATATAAAACACTTAAAGAAGCTACAGCTGCTAAGAATAAATTAAAAAAAGTAATACCTTCAAAAATAAAAACTAAAAATCCTCAAACTGGAAAACAAAAAGCAACGCCAGATACTAAAAAAACAACAGAGGCTACTAAACAATTAAAATCTCAAACAACTAGAAACTTAAAGGCACAGCAAAAAGCTCTTCAAGCTAGACAAAATAAAACTACAAAGATTTTAAAGGGTTCATCTAATGTTGGTTTAGGAATAGGAGCTGCGGCAGCGGCTGAGAAATTTAGAAATAAAAAAACTATAATAAAAAATAGAAGAGATGCAGTTACTGATGAATTAGGTAAAGTTGGAGAACCTAAATCTCAAAAGAAAGTTAATAAAAGAAAGCCACGTACTGAACAAGAAAAAAGATTATCAAGATTTGCATTTAAAAATACAGCAGATACAAATAGAAAACAAAATTCAAATGGGATCGCTGCACCTTCTAAAGCTTCAACTAAACGACCAGCTAGTGTAAAAGCTGGAAGTGGGAAAGGTTTAGGAACACTATCTCAGATAGCTTCTAAATATGGAACTACTGTTAAAGAATTAATGAAAGCAAATAAAAATATTACAAATGCTGATGTAATTCAAAAAGGTCAAAAAATTGAATTAGGTAAGGTTGTAAAAAATCGTAAGTCTGTTTATCAAAAGAAAAGTGGTGGACCTGTAGTTAAAAAAATGGGTGGCGGTAAAGTCTATAAAAATATGGGTGGTTTAGTAGGAGGACAAACTAAACTTGATATGAATAAAGATGGTATGATTACTAGA